TGGTGTTTCGCAATCAGCTTTATTACTTCTTGTTCGTGAAACCACTAATGCAACACCTACAGTTTTGGCTTCAGATGGCTCAGCCGCAGGAACAACCAACCAAGTAATCCTACCTAATAACTCTGCGTATTATTTCAAAGGCTCTGTTATTGCTAACGTGACTGGTGCGGCTAATGGTGCGGCATGGAGCATTGAAGGTGCGATTATGCGTGGTGCTAATGCGGCATCAACTGTGTTGATCGACACCCCATCGGTTAATCGTGTGGCTTGCTCTGCTGGAGCAACTGCGTGGGTTGTAGCGGTAACTGCGGATACTACAAATGGAGGTATTGCGGTAACTGTGACAGGTGTGGCATCCACTACGATACGCTGGGTCGCTAAACTAGAAACAACCGAGGTAACATTCTAATGACGATTCAATACGATAACCTAAACAGCACCATCTCTGCGGTTGGTTCAGCTACTAATATCCCTGTCAACATCCAGACCAAAGGCACAGGTGGTCTTAACTTACTGGGTAGTGGTACTAATCTTTTATTGCGTTCTCAAGCGTGGGCAACAAGTCCTTGGTTTAATGCTGGTCTTACATCTATTGCAAACAATACAACTGATGTTACTGACCCATTAGGTGGAAATACCGCTACAAAAATAGTAGCCACAGGTTCAGGTTCTGCTGTATTACAAGCAGTAACTTTAGTAGCTAGTCCGCAAACAGCAAGTGTTTATTTAAGAACATTAAGCGGAACAGCAACTTGTGATTTAATTGTGTATTTAGGTTCTGCACCATTTACAAATATTGGAACAACAAGTGTAACAATTACTTCTTCTTGGCAAAGATTTAGTGTTGTAACAAGTACGGCAACAGCCGCTTCTTATAATTTTCAACTTAATAATATTAGTGCTTCTACAATTTATGGTTGGGGCGCACAAGTAGAAATTGGTTCAACTCTTAGAGATTATGTAGCAACAACCACTACAGCAATCTACGGAACACCCACGCTGACCCTATCTGGTGTGGCTGGTGTAGGCTTACAGTCAGACGGCTCACTCTATGTCCAGCCTGCTGGTACTGGGGCTATACAGGCTCAGGCTACTACATCAACTACCACTGGTGGTAATGCTAGAGGTGCTAATGCGGTGGATTGGCAGACTAGCCGTTCTACTGCGGCACAAGTAGCTAGTGCTACTGCTTCTGTTATTGGTGGCGGTGTTAATCATACTACTAGCGGCACATATTCTTTTGTTGGTGGTGGTTTTCAAAATACAAGTTCTGCAAACGGAGCTGGTGTAGTAACAGGCTCAACCAACACAGCATCTGGGATATTTGCGATTGTAGGTGCAGGGGTTTTAAACACGGCAACAGGTTATTATGGTTTTGTTGGGAATGGGTATCGTAATAGCACTACTTCAAATTCTGCTGTAACAACTCAAGCAACTACTACTGTAACAAGTGGTTCTACTGCTGTTACTTTAAGCGGGACAAATGCCAATATTAAAGTTGGGCAACTCATTACAGGCACAGGAATTGCCAACGATACCTATGTAGCCGCCATTTCAGGCACATCCCTAACCCTATCTCAAAACGCTAACGCTACTGGCACTCCTACCCTATCATTCTTTACTCCTCATGGAGTAGTAGTAGGCGGTGGTAATAACCAAGCTACAGGTTCTTATAGCTTTATCGGTGGTGGTGGTGATGCTGGTAATACTACAAATAGAAACACAGCATCAGGAGATTGGAGTTTTGTTGGTGGTGGTGCAAGAAATACAGCAAGTGGTAATGCCTCTGTTGTTTGTGGTGGTGGTTTTTTTAATACAGGATTTGCAGCTAATACGGCTAGTGGTATTGCTTCTTTTATTGGTTCTGGTGTTGGAAATGCTGCATCTGGACAATTTGCATCAGTAATTGCTGGTTCAAACAATACAGCCAATAGTGGAAGAAGTTTTGTTACTGGCGAATATGGAAGTAGTAGGTCAATAACTGGTTATCATGTTTTTGCTGCCTGTGCTGGACCAATAGCTAATGTGCAAGGCGCAACTCAATCTGGATTATTGCTTCTTGCTCGTGAAACCACCGATGCTACACCCACAGTTCTTACCTGTAACACTTCAGCCGCAGGAACAACAAACCAAGTAATACTACCTAATAACTCTGCTTACTTATTTAAAGCTACTGTTATTTCAGCAGTTACAGGCGGTGGTAATACATCAGGATGGAAGCTAGAAGGTGTAATTAAGCGTGGTGCTAATGCGGCATCTACAGCAATTGTAGGTACTGTAACCACAACTTTACTTGCTCAAGATGCTGGTGCATCAACTTGGGCAGTAGCAGTAACAGCCGACACAACCAATGGCGGTATTAAAGTAGAAGTAACAGGACAGGCATCAACGACTATTCGTTGGGTTTGTCAAATTCGCACAACTGAAATGACTTATTAACAAAGGAGCATTAACATGGCATTAAAACTCGCAGTTCAAACCCAATTTGGTGTAGCCGCCCCCGAAGCCTACGCTAGAATCACTAACTTCTTTGGCACAAAAGACCAACTCCAAGTTCAAGTGGCTATCTATTACGATGAGTCCGCACGACATTCAAACATGGCTACGGTCAAGGAAAACGCTCATTACATCAATATGGATGACCTAAAAGGCGATTTAATCCCCGCCATTTATGAGGTTCTTAAGACATTTAGCGACTATGCGGGTGCAGAAGATTGCTAACGTGAAATGTTTGGTAATAGCCCAATTGCCTCTAACCCGTTTTCATCAGCGGGCATATCTCAGCTTGTATTCTTAACAGGAGTATCAGGTACTGGGCAATTAGGTAGTGCGTCTGTCACAGCAGATGCTAATGTAAATGCAGTAGGAGTAAGTAGTACAGGTCAAGTAGGTTCTGTAACAACCACAGGAGCTGCTTCAGTAACCCTAACGGGCGTATCGGCTACAGCATTATTAGGCATAGCAATCGTTGTGCCAAGCGTTGAAGTCAATGTAACGGGTGTAGCAGGTACAGGGCAACTAGGCACAGTCGTTGTAGAGCCTGGCGTTCCAGTCTTAGTCACGGGCGTAGCGGGTACAGTAGAACAAGGTAGTGTATCCGTAACGGGTACGGCAGTTGTTGATTTAGTAGGCGTAGCAGGTACAGTACAGCTAGGTACGGTTGTTGTAGAACCAGGCGTCCCAGTTCCAGTTACGGGCGTTTCTGCTACAGGTAGTGTTGGAAGCGTTTCCATCTCGGCTTCGGCAAGCGTATACCCAATTGGGGTACAAGGCACGGGAGAGGTAGGTCAGGTACTAATCTGGGAAGTAATTAACGATAACCAAACCCCAGACTGGGTCATTATTAGGACGGCAGCATGAGCGATGTCAGCATAGCTTTAGGCGGTTGGGGTAGCCAAGGCTGGGGCGAGGCAGCTTGGGGAGAAGGAAACGTATCCTTTGTTGCCACAGGATTTGTAGGGTCAGTAACCGTTATTGGCGGTACAAATGTTACGACCACAGGATTGAGCGCTACAGGGCAGGTAGGTAGCGTAACAGTAGGAGAGGGTGTCGGAGTCTTTGTAGTGGGCGTTAGCTGTATAGCCAGCGTTACTTCAGTCTCCGTTTGGATTACGATTAATGACGGGCAAACCCCAGTTTGGGAGCCTATAAATGACTCGCAATCTTCCCCTTGGAATGATATTATTGACACACAATCGCCCAATTGGGCTGAGATTGCATAAGGAAAATTATGGCATCTACATACTCATCGCTCAAAATAGAGCTAATTGGTACAGGTGAACAGACGGGAACCTGGGGTGCAACTACCAATACAAACTTAGGAACCGCCTTAGAAGAAGCTATCACAGGGTCAGCAGACGTCACTTTTGCCAGCGGAACCGTTACTTTAACCCTAACCGACACCAACGCTACTCAGGCAGCCCGCAACCTACGACTTAACCTAACGGGTACTTCTGGCGGGGCGCAGAACCTTATTGTTCCAGCCATCGAGAAACTGTATCTCGTAAACAACGGATGTGCTGACACCATCACAATTAAAAACTCCACGGGTTCTGGCGTAGCCGTTCCTGCTGGTAAGTCCATGTTTGTATTCAATAACGGTACAGACGTATTAAACGCAATTAGCTATATAACTGCTCTGGCAACCGCAACCGCTACGATTACTGGCGGTACGATTACTGGAATTACCCAACTGGACGTAGCGGGAACATCGTCCGCTGGAGCTACTTTACGGCTATATGAGGACACAGACAACGGTACAAATTTTGTTGGTCTAAAAGCAGCAGATACTATTGCATCTAACATAACTTTTACATTACCCGCAGTAGACGGCTCTAGCGGTCAAGCTATTATTACAGACGGTTCAGGAACGCTTTCATTTGGTACAGCGGGTATTTCAACAGGTAAAGCCATCGCCATGGCACTTGTCTTCGGAGGATAAAAATGGCAAATCCTAATATTGTTAACGTCTCAACCATTACTGGTAATACCACTTATGTGGCTTTGAGTACAACCA